CGCGGGATTACATTAATTTATCCCATCCATAGAGTCTGGATGGATCTTCATGTACTGCAACTTCTCGCAGTACATCAAGATACATCTTCACGACCATGGATTGGGCTAGGTTGATGGAATGGCTTGCTCTCATAGAGAACACTCCCTTGGATACGAAATATTTACTAAGACCTACCTTTTCAAGGTATGTCTCAGGTGATATTTCGCCTTCAGAACCTTGAATGGCTTGAAATTGGGAAGATCTAGCGGTTTGAATACCGACAGATCGTCCGAAGTTACTCGAAAGAATAACTGCAGACTCCCTAATCATGTCATTCAGGACTGTAACAAGGGGGTGATTACCTCTGAGGGCAGCTCGGTAGTCTTGGACAGACAAGTCTGGGAATTTCGCAAGGAAGGTACCTGTTAGTTTTGCACTAACAGAATACGCATCCTTTTGAAATCTCTCAAAATCCCGTTCAATGAGCCGCTTCTTGGCCTCTACTAAGATTGCTTTCGCAACCTTAGCATGGCAGTGGATTCCACTGTCCAGCCAAGAGGTAGGGACACCGAAGTTACAACAGAATTTCGAAAGAAGTTCTGTATAAACTCCCGTGTCCTTGGCATTAGCCAACTCATCGAACACTATATAGAGCTTAATAGCACGCTCAGCTTCTGCTGGCTTGCCAAAGAGCTTATATATAGCTCGGATTAGTCCCGGGTGCTTATCTATCGTAAGACACCATCCATGGAGCCGTTGATTTTCTAAGAAAGTGCGAAGAAGGGAATATCTCTTCCAAACACTCCTTAGACCTGAGCAAGCGAACCCAGTTATCTCAACACCGTTATGAATCCATCTCTTAGCAAATTCATATGTATCGTTAGATACATGTGTTTTCGCCTCAGAGATGGGCATATCGAGTTCAGATAATAAGGATTTGTAAGCTTCGGCAACAGCTGCATTGGCAATAACTATATCATCTCCGAGTATACAGTAATCCTTAAAGTGTGGTTTATTACACCTTAAGGCACTTATACAAACGAGAATATGATGAGTTACGGCCATTGCGCCCCAAGATGAATATGCTCCCATAGGCTGACCAGCTCCATAACTAAATGGAACTGGATAGCCTTTGGCAGTATATCCATACCCGACCAATACATGGGCCCATGCCTCCGCTCTTTCTTCTCCTACTATAGCCGAAATGACTCTCTTTTGTAAAAGGAGAGGCATTCTGTCTGTAGCATTAGAAAGATCGAGCGAATAATATGGACCTTTAGAGGGTAGAATAGAAGTAAAAGCCCCTTGATCAAAGGTACAATCTTGCGGTATTCTTCTCAGAATACTAAATAAGGCTTCATGAAGAGGCCTTAAAGCAGTTTGTGACCAGTAATCAAGGATAGCTATTACCCTAGTCTTACCTTCCTTATCGCTGAAGTAAGATAATTTACGAAACTGCTGCGATTTCGGTGGAAATAGGGTCGCCCATATACTTGCTAAGGAAAGTTCATTGAACCGGCCAACAGTCAAAGCAGTGATAACTCGGCTCAGCTTGCTCCCTCCTAATTTCGTAATAGACGAAATTAGCTCAGAGGGTAGCAAGGTAAGCTCTGTTACCGCTGTTAAGATTGCTTGGCCCAATGGACCTTTCTTAGTAGACATATGGAACGACTTCCATTCCACTGGTCTCGAAGAAATCCTCAATCTCCTAAGAGCGTGTTTGAATTCTCTATCCGTAATGGATGAAAATCCGCACCACTCTTTGGTGATGGGGGAAGTATCGAGAACTGGAGTAAGGTGTATTGATCGTAATGATACTAAAAGTGTCATTAAGATCTTTAACCCTGATTCATTCTCGATTAGTGGCTTAAGTTCGGTTAGCCAATTAGGCCAACCGTTACTTAAAGCTACTCCTTCAAGACTAGTTAGCGGATGTCCTGTGAGATATCTAGTTACAGCAAGCCGTGAAGATTTCACGTACTTAACTGTAAAAGATAGACCACGTTCATCCACTAACCTTTTCACAGTAGTGAAGTAAAGTCTTACTTTAGACTCGTATAGATGGTATTCATCAATATAAAACGCTAGGATTATAGACACTAGCTGGTCTATAGTTCGCAGCATAATATTTTTGAAAGCCATTTATATGAGGGTTTCCATGTTATCAGGCATACCCAGTATGAACGGGGCGGGGGGCTAGCCCTCCCGCTCATTGAGGCTGCGAAGTCTCACTGGCGTAGAGGCCCAATAACAAGAGATATTTAGCTTGGGGAGGATCTCTCCTCAGGTTTGGATAGCCCTTGCTCTATTGGACTTACCTACACTGGTATTCTTCGCACTTCGAGAGCGAGGCGAACCACGGATGGGTCACCAAGATCGAGGTGAGAAGTGTCACCAGGTTTTGGGAAGCATATTGTGAAATATGCTACTTATAGTAGGTAAGGTACATCTCTGGGGTATTACCCCCAGG